GCACTTACTAAACTAATTTCAGGTATATGCAACACATCACCGAATCCAGCACCAGAAAAGACTGCTGAATAATCATCAATTAAACCCCTGAAAACTGTACTGCGATCGAAGTATTTGTAAATCCCTTCGCCCCAAATCTCAGGAATGAAATGTTGATCTGTCGTTGTTGTGCTGGCACTACCTTGATACCCTTTTGCCATTTTAATTACCTTTTAACATACGACTGCAAGATAGCCCCCCAGTTGGCTCTTCTTTCTTCATTAGACATATCTACCCAACTTTTATTATTTGGGTTTACAGTTGCGGAAGGTGTAGAGCTTGTATCTGGTACAGGTTCTTGCACATCAATTTTAAGTTTTTCTGATAAGGCTCTTAGCTGAGATACAGATAAATCTTTAAATGTTTCTCTTTCAGCCTCACCAAGTGAATTAAGCAGTTCTTCTTTGTAGGCTTCTTCAGCACCTTTAAGGCGTTCATAATCAGATTTAATTGAATCTAATTCTGTTTGCCTTTTGTTTGCTAATTCTTCCCATTTGTTTTGCTTTGCCATCCTTTCCTCTTCTTGTTTTTCAAGAGTTGATTTTAACTCAGCAAGTTGAGACTCTGCTTCTTGCGCCCTACTTCTGTACTTTTTGCTTTCTGCTATTAAGTTACCAACTTCAGGCGATTCAGTAACTTCTTTCTGGCTATCAGTTGCCACCTCTTGCACAGTACCTTGTGCTGCTTCTGTTGTAGTTTCAGACATTCTGCCTTCCTCTTTTGTTATTAAAATTTACTTTAATAGTTATATATTTTAAAATCATGACTTTTTTGGTGATATAATGATGCTTTTCTTTGCAAACTTTACAATTCTTGTATCAATTATCTTTTCAAAATATTCAAAAACAAACTTCTGATTTTTATTATTTAATCCAAAAATGTTTCGACCCATGTCAGCATTGTCTTGAACTTTTTGTGCTTGTCTGTAATTTATTTCAACACTTGTATTAGTTGCCCTTTGGGATTTAATGGAATTAAGCATCTTACCTGTCGCTCTTAAATCTGGTGGTGATACTTGAGTAGATTTTGCCTTACCTTTAGCAACCGCTTTTCCTTTAGCTTTCCGTTCAGCATATTCTTCAGAATATTTAGGAAAGTCTCTGCCTGTACCCATCCCGCTTTGACTGATGCCTTTTACTGTGTCTTGTAATATTTTAGTAACTGTTTGACCACCTAGCTTTTGCCATTGATCTTTTTTAGTTTTTAATAAATCTGAAAATTCAAGTTTCATGCTTTTAATGTCCAACTATGACGGCAGTTAAATCCACCTCTTAATCCAAAAGGCGTTTTTGAGTTTAGCACTTGTTCTTCAGTATAGCCCTCTGGTGGCTCATTTAATATAGTTTCTCTGCATATATCTCTAGTTCTATCATCAAGAACACCAAAGTATGTCCATCTTACATCTTGACCTTCAAACACTTTATATCTTGCAGAATCATCAAAGGTTTTTATGGATGTATCTACTGCTACATTTAATTGATAATCAGCTAATTTAGTATTAGATAATAATGTTACTATATCACTTGCAGATCTTCCATTGTATAAGTTTTGAAAAATTAAATTAGTCAATGTATTTGAATGTGCCTGAGCTTTGCCTAATAAGTCAGCAGTTTGTAGTTCTTGCAATGTTTCAAGACCTTGCAGCCCTTCACCAGTTGTAAATGCTATTCCTCTTTCTTCTGCTAAATTAATTGCATCTTGTAGCAATTCGCCATAATCATTTTCTAAATTATTTAAAGCATCACCATATCCAGCGTTGATAAGTTCGTCAAAAAGATTTAACTGATTTATTGATTGGATAAGTTGGCGATCATTTAAGTCACCTAACCTGTTTATAACTTGAGATAGATCAGCATTAAAACTTTGTTCTACTTGCTGTATGCTGTTAATAAATTTATTAACTGCTGACTGGGTTTCCGCCATTTAGGATTCTTTGGAAAGTAGTTTGTGGTGGTTGTTGTGGTTCTGGGGGTGCTTGTTCTTCTTGTATCTCACCAAGTTTTTCTTGTAGCTCTTCTTCTGACATATCTTTATTGAAATATAATAGCACATCTTTTTGAGTCATTACACCATTTGCTAACTTCCATTCTAATAACTTTAATTCTTGATCTACGCTCATTGGATACATTGTTTCAGCAAAGTCTACTGTGTATTCTTCTGGTAAGTTTAAGGCGTTATGTACTTCTAAGACTCTTCTATCAATCTCATATCTTTGATGCTCCCACTCCCTAAATAAAGATATATCACTTTCCCTTGCTTCAAGGTTTTCAATCTCAAGTATTTTTAGGGCTTCACCAGAGGGCGCATTGCCTGTACTGTCACCCCATCTGATCCTTAACTGGTTGTTTTCAGCAACTTGATTAGCCATTGATTTTGTTGCCTCAATCATCTCCACTAGGCTACCACCGGGTGATACATAGCTAAATGATGCCCCTTCTGGAAGCATATAGGCTTTATCTATTCCAGCACTTAACTTGCTTTGCCCATCTTCAATACCTGTGAATACTGCTTGACCCAACCTAAACCTAACTGACAAAGCTATCTCAGTCATAGCAATAGCAATATGCAATGCAGTCCTTGTAACATCATAACTGTTCTTTGAGAATCCTACCTTGCTTATTGGAATAATACCATAAGGGTTAATCATATCTTGATTAGAACCAACTGGAAACCTTACACCCTTTTCATCATATTCAAAGTGCATACCTTGCATCTTTTCTCTATCCTCAGACCAAAAAACAAATCTCTTCTTAGATGCATCCATGCTTTCTATTTCATAACTATATCCAAATGGTTCAGTATCACCATAGGCGTAAAACTCTTGCACCTTTGGAATTATTTCATATTCTAGGCGTTGCTTCCTTTCGTTGTATCTTGTTTTCATGTAGCAGCTACCCAGCAGCCAAGCTAACTCTGCATACTCCCTTACCTTTGAATTTAATTTATAAGCGATTTTGTTGTAGTCATCATTTTGTTCACCATTGATAAGCCTAAGTGGTGGTGTCTTATATAGCATCATTCTTGCTTTTGCAAATCTAGGTACACATGAACTAATAAATGCTGGTACTTGGCTTAATGAATCACTAGCAAACCAAACATCTAAATGGCTATCTAGGTTTTGATTATAATAGAAATCTAGCGACTCCATCATGTTATAATGCTCTTGCTCTTTATAATTGTGACCAGCATCCTTAACACTTTTAAGAACAGCCATCTCTGACATTTCCGGGATAACAACCCTGTTCACACTCTTACCAAAATTATACATACATACCTACCATTTCATTGATGAACCAACCATTCGCCTTATTGGGAATCTGTATTCAATTCCATAGCTACAAGCATCTAGTGCATGAGTTAGTTCCATGTTGTCTTTTGCTAATCCTCCCCTTTTATCCCTTTGACATTGCTCTAAATCTTTTACTAAATAAACACACTTAGGATCGACAGTCATACCTATGTTTCCCTCTGCATCTTTTAATTTTCTGTTTAAGGCATTCAGTCTATCTATATGACTTGGGTGAGCCTTTCTAGCCCTAATTAAAAAAGAGTGTTGCCTCAGTATGTCAAAACTTGTTCTTTGGCTAGTTGTAGACCTTGCTTTACCAGCCGGATCGGGATAACACTCAATATTGGGTGCAATCTTTTTCATAGCTATTGCAAGTTCTTCTGTGTTGCTATTCTTTAACCTTATCTCATCAAAGAAATGTATAGTGCCATCAGTATATTCTGTTGCTAATACTGCTGTATTGTAATCAACATTTAGGTCAATTCCCCACCATAATTTGCTAGATAAGTCTTTTGCTTTCTTGCAATGGGTTTGCCTATCAAAGTTCCATGCAGCCCTATTACCTGTTGTTTCAAATGACCCCTCAAACTCTTGTTTAAATACAACAGAATCCATTGTCCTCTTTGCTAGGTTTATTTCTTCTTCAGGTACAAAGCCACCCTCTAATGTAGTGAACTGCCATGACTTCCATTCTGGTTCTGATTGCCCTTTCATGTATAGATCATACATAGCATCATAGCCATTAGGTGTACCAATAAACAAACACTCACCCTGTGTTGTAGCTAACATAGGCATAATAATTTCTTCCCATACATGGGGCTTAATATATGCCATCTCATCCATCACACATCTTGTAAGTTCTACGCCCCTAAGATTGTTTTCATTGTCAGCACCTTTTACAGATAACTCAGCACCATTATCAAACATCACACTCATTTCAGATTCATTTAACTTAGCATTATTAAAACCACCAAACATTTGTCTTAAAATAGGAAATACTATCATCTTACCCTGTCTATATGTAGGTGTAATAAACCATCTTCTTTCATTAGCTTCAAAAGCATCCTTCATTAAGTACATCAAACTTAAGACAGTCTTTCCCCACCTACGACCACACACAAGAACTTTAAATCTTGAGTTGTCTTGTAAGATGCTTCTTCTTGTCTTATCTAGCTGCCAGTTGATCAACCAAATATCCTTTTGAATAATGACTTAGGCACTTTCTTACCTGACTTGTATAGCCTTTGCATCCTTGCAATATCTCTTGCCCTACCTCTTCTTTTTGAACCCTTTAAACCAGATACATACTTTTTAGGAACAGTCTTATATCCTTTGGCTTTGGCAACTCTTCTATTCATCTTCTTTTTCTTTCTAGCCATTATACTCCAACCTTTTTCATAGCTGCTTTGTGTGATTGGGTAAATGTACTTCCCTTTCTCATAGCTGTTACCATTGCCCTTAGATGCTTTCTGGTATGATGTCTGGCGTGCCTCCTCATAGCAGATACTTGCCTTTTGTTTAAACCAGTAACACTAACACCTTTTACTTTCATTTCTTTCTTCTTCTTTTTCTTTCCATTTTAGCTAGTATAGGATCATGCTTAATTCTTTTTCTACCTTTTACTATCTTTATAAATGAGTTTACTCTAGCTGATGCCCAACTGCTGGGAGTCATTCCGGGGCGTGTTCCCGAACCAACTGCTGCACCTAAACCCCTCCTGTAAACTTTCATTAAGGATGACTTCTTTATCTTGTTCTTTTTTGCTAATGCTCCTAGTCTTTTTGATACACTTGCTGATATTCTAGCCATCTTCAATCACCATTACCTGTATTGGTTCAGATTTAGTTGTTCTTTCTTGCCTATCAAGTGCCTTACCTTCTAGCCTTTCAACGATAAACTGTATTGCCCTTAGATCACCTCTTTCAGCTAATTGAAATAACTTAGATACAACCACTTCCCTTCTTTCTTTCTCGCCTGTCTTGGTAAAGCTAAACTCTTTGATCAAATCAGTATAAGCGTTCCTTCTTCCATTGGGATTGCCAGACTCGCCTTTCTTCCATCTATTCCCCAATGTATTACCTTTAGCAAAGCCACCAGAACCTTTATGTTGCTTACGTTTGTTCTGTGTTTGTTTATCAGTCATATTCAACCAATGCCATTACAAATGCTTTATTAAGTTTATCAATCAACTCTTTTACCTTATGGGTGTCAATCTCATACACATCAAACTCAAGCCTATAATTGCCTGTTGTCTTTAAGTTTTTGATACCTACCAACTCTGTGGTAAGTGTGACACCTCTATCTTCTTTTGCCAAACTTCATCTTTTTTTTCTTCTTGCTTCCTTTGGCTTTTTTATTCTTTTTCTTTGAACCATGATGATAAGGCATAATATACTCCTAAAAAAATGTTGGTTTAATTTAAAATAAAAAGGATGTTTTATAAAATAGTGATGTATGTCTTAAAAAGTAAAGTAGTATAGTGGTGTATACTGTTTAAAATATATGAGTGTACTGGTGTATAATATATACACAAAAGCCCCAGAATTAACTGAGGCTTTTTTAGTGGTTAAATAATTGACTAATAAATCAATAACCCCCTCTTATAAATTCCCAAACTACAACCCTAGTCCCATTATCATCAGTTCTACGATAATCAATACTCCTATCTAACTCAAGAGGAACATCATCAAAGCTATTATATATTTTCATTTTCTGCACAATTTTGTAAACTTTTTCACCACTTTTATTTCTTTGCCTTTGTAGGTTGCCAGATTGATCTGGTATAATGTGATAACTAACTTTATATGTTGTACCATTTACATTATAAAGTTTGTTTAAATTGAAAGTATTACCATTTGAATGCTTCATATCTCTAAACCCAGAATACTTAATTCTGCACTTATCAATAATTTTTTTTACTTCTTCATTAAAACCAACAACAATGCTTCCATCGTAGATAGTAGTGAATTTACCTGTTATAGCTTTTTCAACCTTATGTCTCCAATTCATATTTGACTCCTTTTTTTATTTTATCCTTATACCCAAAAAGCCCCATTTAAGGGGCTGATTGGTTTCTTGGTTATATTTAATCTCCCATTGTAGAAAATTTTAAAGCTTCTTTTTTATAAGCTTTATAACTCATTGTCCTTTTTTTTGTAGGTGCATATCTATATAAGGTTTTTATTGTTACAGTATTATTATTTCTTGTTATAGTAGTAAAAGCATCATCGTTCCAAGTTTTATAATTTACAACTTCATTATTTTTAAGTGTAAGTTTCATGTTTAACTCCTTATTTAGTGTTTTATTCATGACTAAATATAATAAATAATATATATGTGATGCAAAGAGTTTAGTAACCCTTAACTAACAGTTATAATCCACAAAATCCTTCTTCACACATAAATAATTCTTGCTGGTCTGCAAACTCAATTCTTTCTAATGGTACTAATGATCTATGTAAATATAGTTTATCATCTAATCCTTTTTTGGTTGCATCTCTTATAGTATTATCTATCTCAATACATTTTTCCCATTCTTCTGGTAGTTTTTCTTTTATTTCCTTCCAGTTCTTGTCACTATGATATGGGCAAAACACACAACTAGATTTAGGTGGTATTGGAAATTTATATCTGTCAAATATTTTTAAACAATCTCCTCTGGTCATTCTTTGGTCTATCAATGGATAAACATAATCTATTCTAGGTAATTGACTTTCTTTCATTCTTTGTATCTCATCCAATGTAATACCTAACCA